TTCAGAGGCTTATAGACGTGCCTATGATGTTGCTAAAACTACGTCTAATGAGGTTATAGCAGTTAAGGCTAGTGAACTTCTTAAAAATGGTAATATATCGGTAAGGGTCAAAGACTTACAAACCAAAGAGGCTGAAGCCTTTCAAATAACACGTAAGGAAGTAGCTGACGGTTACTTTAAAATGATTAAAAGCTGGGAATACCTAATGGACTTAGCAGCAAAAGAAAACCTCACAAAAGAGCAGAAAGCTAAATTCTATTTACTTAAAGAAATGGTTAAGGGTTCTGACTATAGGGGTGCTTATGATTCTATAGCTAAGATGTTTGGACTAAATGCACCAGATAAACAAGAGATAGAGTCTACTGTTCATAATATAAACATCAATATAAAGCGTGGAAGCGACTGAAATATTTGAGCGTAATTATGACAGTCAGTCTAAAATCGTAATAAATAGAGGAGGGACTAGAAGCTCTAAGACTTGGTCCTTAAACCAATTATGTGCATTGTGGTTAATTAGTGGCAACTATGGGACTAATAAGTATTGTCATGAAGGCGTATGGACTACAGTTAGGAAATATAGAACTAATTTAGATGGAACAGTAATTAGAGACTTTGAGGATATTCTAAAGGCTGAGGGTTGGTATACTGGAATAGACCATAACAAAACTAAGAAACAGTATAGATATGGTAAAAGGTTAGTAGAGTTTATAGGTGCTGACGATGAGCAAAAGCTAAGGGGTGCCAAAAGAAATATATTATATTGTAATGAAGCTAACGAATTAGAATACAAACAAGAGTTTTTTCAATTACTAATGAGGACTGAGAATAAGATATTCTTAGACTTTAACCCAGACGATGAGCAGATTTGGATTAACCAGGAGCTAGAAATAAAGCGTTCTAAGGAAGTCGGAGACGTTGAGGTTATAGTAAGTAACTACAAAAACAATGCGTTTCTACCTAAGTCATTAATAAAAGAAATAGAATATCTAAAACAAACAGACAAAGAGTTCTGGAAGATTTATGGTCTAGGTGAATATGGAAATATAAGTGGCTTAATATATGAAAATGTTAAGTATGTTGATAGTATGCCAGATTGTAAGTTAGTGGCTTATGGTTTAGACTTCGGGTATAGTATAGACCCCTCAGCTTGTTTAGCTGTTTATAAACGAGATGACGAACTATATCTAAAAGAAATACTCTACCAAAGAGAATTAACTAACCAAGACTTAGCTGAGGCTTTACTGCCTATAGTTGGAAGAGATGAGGTTATATGTGACTCAGCAGAGCCTAAAAGTATAGAAGAAATATATAGACTAGGATTAAACGCAAAGCCAGCTACAAAAGGTCGTGACAGTATTCTAAACGGAATAGACATTCTAAAACGCTATAAAATTAATGTTGTTAATAGTAGCAACCTTAGACGTGAGTTTAGGATGTATAAATGGGCAACTGATAAGAATGGGAATAGTCTGCAAAAACCAATAGGACAGGACCACTTAATGGACGCTTTAAGATACGTGGCATTAATACACTTAAAAGAAAATAATAGAGGATGGTATGCGATAAGATAATTTAGTATATTTGAATAGCAAAATTTATGACATTAGATTTTGTGTTTTGGAATTGGGGTAGTCGGCAAACGAGCGTTACCCCTTTTTATTTACAGGAAAGAAATGAGCAAATGCTGAGCAAATGCTAAGCAAATGCTGAGCAAATGGGGTTATATAAAGATAAGATAAGATATTTATCTTATTATTATTTTATAATATTTCATAAACTAGCTAATTGAATATATTAGTTTTAAGACATTATAAATAGTCAATGTATATAAACATATATAAAAACTATTAAAGTTTCTTAGAATTGATTTAAATAATATTCTCAGCCATTGTGAGTTAGTATTTTAGTTAGTGTTTAGTTGTTTAGTATTTTACTTTAAATTATTTAACAGTCGTTTAACGTTCGTTCAAACGTTCGTTTAACCATTAAGAATAAGACAAAATAAAACAATAATAACATTATAGAAAAATTAAACAATAAAAAACTAAATAACAATTATAGCACGCTTTAGCACGCTAAACAGCACGCTTTTTTTTTACTCTAAAAATCAAGTGGACTTAAAGTGGACTCTAAGCATATCTATTCTATTCTTTTTTATTCTATTCTTTTTTATTCTATTCTTTAATTAAGTAAATTATTTATTTTAGTTTTTTGTTATTATTAAAAAATTTGTTATATATACATTTATGGAAATTACAATCCCAACAAAGTGGTCAGACGTTACAATAGGAAACTATATTAATTTAAGACCTGTACTAAACTCAGAACTAAACCCTATAGAAAGAGTAATAAACATCCTAGCAGTCTTAACAGGACAAAAAAGAGATGTAATAAAAAATATTAGTTTAGACCAGTTTAAGTCTATTAAAAAGAAAATGAGTTTCTTAGAAACAGAACTCCCTAATAAACTAACTAAAAGAAGATTTAAAATTGGTGGTCAATGGTATGAGTTTAAAGTAGATGCTAAAAAATTACTATTTGGAGAGTATATAAACAGTATGGAAATACTACAAAACGCTAAAGAGGATGAGGAAGCTATATTCAATAACTTACATCATATACTAACCACTATTTGTAGACCAGTTAAAAAAACTTTATTTGGTTGGAAACATATTAAGGTAGATAGTGAAATACTTAGAAAGACAGCAGATAACTTTCTAAATAATATGCCAATGACAATAGCTTATCCAATAGGGGTTTTTTTTACACTCACTCGGAGGACTTAACAAAAGCTATAAAAACCTCTTTGATGGTGGAAGCCGAGAGGATAGCGAGGGAGGCAAAACAGGAACTGGATTTGGTGAAAGATGGGGATGGTGGAACACCTTAGACAATTTGACTAATAGTAGGATAGACAAATGGGATGACGTTCTTAATTGGGATGTTACAAAGGCTTTAAATATAGTAGCTTATTATAGTGATAAACAAAAGATGGAAAGACAGGTCCATAATGAAATGAGACAGAAATATAAACATAGATAAATGACTGACCAGTTAGATATATTTAGTTTTGATGAAAGCCAATTAGAGGAGGTTAAAATAGACAATCCTACTACGTTAACACAGGTTTTTAATAACATAGCTGCTGACATGGTTTATTGTTTAAAACAATCTGTAATAAAAGAGGGGTTAGTGTTTAGAGGTGGTTTAGAGCAATCTATCAAAATGCCTATTAAAATGTTTGGAAATAGAATGACTGCTATTTTGTATTTATCTGATTACTATGATTATTTAAATAAGGGTGTTAAAGGTATAGGAGGACAAAAGAATGTATATGAAACTGTGACCTCTAAAAGTGGTAGACGTTATAGAAAACCTGTTAAAGACAACTCAGGAAACATATTAAAAGAAGCATGGCAAATAAAAGCTCCAGAAAGTCCATATCAATTTAAGAAAGGGCCAAAGGTTAGTCATGTTAAAGAATGGTCTAAAAGTAAGGGTCTCAATGAATATGCAGTAAGAAACTCAATAGCACATACTGGTATTAAACCACGCTACTTTTTTGACAACTGTATGGAGCAGACTTTTTACGGTTCAGCTTTTAACAAATTTAAAACAGATATAAGAATAGTGGCTGGTGAAAGAATAGCAAAAGGATTAAAAGAAATAATAAAAAAATGAGTTTAGAAGTAAAACATTTACCTCAACAATATAGAACAGTATATAACCCAATTGAGTTAGTATTATATGAAACAGACAACACAACTAGAAACTACACTGGATTTGCTTACTTAATTGATGTTAAGGATGGTTCTACTACAATAGGTAGACTAAAAGTCCCACCAACTACTAATGGTTATGGTAGGTTTAATTTGTCTGGTATTATGGAGAGTTATATGTCCAGTGATTTAGGCTTATTAAATGGAACTAATATAGACTCTGTTTATGACAATACTAATTCATATAAAGACTTTACTTTAGAATTTGGATGGGTTCATTTTAATTCTGGTTCTGCTACTATTAGTATACCTCAGACTGTAACTTTGCCTAATGACAATGATGTCACTTCTTATGACTTATTAGTGTTTAATGGTAGTTTACCTAAGTATAGAAGAGACGTTGTTAACTTTTATGATTGGCAATTTAATAACTACTATCAAAGATATACAGACAATACAGCAACTAGAAAGTTTTTAAGTAATGGACCTGACGGAGGTTCTGTTAATAATATTTATAATCAAAAAGTAATGTCAATAGATGAGGGTTATATATACGCTTTATATGACCATACTAATGACCCAATAGATGAAATAGTAATACAAGACTATGACCGTACTAACACATTGATATCTACTACAATTTTAACAGTTCCAACACTAACAACATTTAATCATTTAAGAATACCAGTTGCTCCAGCTTCAATAAATAAAATTAATAGCTCATATATATCTAGTGGAAGTCAACCTATAATAAGCACCAGCGCAACCTCTTATTATATAGGCTTAAAGAGTGGAGGTGCTACCGCCTCTGAAAAGTTTTATTATAATATAGACACTGAGTGTAGGTTTGAAACTAGAAGACTAGAGTTCTTAAATAGTTTAGGTGGTTTTGATTATTTTAACTTTACTAAAGTCTCAAGACATACAGAGGAAATAGAAAGAAAGTTTTTTCAAACTACTCCAAATGATTTAACCTCAACAGGAGCTATAGACTATTCTATATCAAATAGAGAAAAAGTTCAATACTATACTAAGTCAATGCCTAAGATGAAATTAACATCTGACTGGATTGATTATAATACTTATAATTGGTTATTAGAACTTATAGAAAGTCCAGAGATTTACTTAATGGATAGCTACACCGCACCGTCTGGAAGTACTGAAATTAGACGTATTCCAATAAAGAATATAAACGGTAACTGGGAAGAGAAAATAACTAGTATTGACAAAGTATTTAATTTAGAGATAGACTTAGAATTTGGAATAGATAACTTTAGACAAAGATTTTAAATGGAAGAGAAACTAACAGAATTTGAAAAGATGCTAAAGGAACTTGAAAATAAACCAGTTCCAGAAAGAACGTGTAACATTGATGACGAAAATTGTGAAAGCTGTAGCGGATAATGGTTAAAGAGGAACTATATATAAATGGTGAAAGCGTAGAGTTGTTAGGTTCTTTAAACCCTAACTTAACTTTTAATATTGCTGATATTGCTAAACCAGATAAAAGGAAAGCTGATTTCTCTAAGACTATTAATCTACCAGCTAGTAAAAGAATTAATAAAATCTTTGAGCATATATTTGACATTAATACAGATTTACAAACTTTTAATCCTAATCTTAGGACTGATGTTATTTATTTAGTTAATGGTGAAATACAGTTAGACGGTTATTTGCAGTTAAAATCTATTAAAAATAACAATGGTGTTATAAGTTATGATTGTTTAATAATAGGTAGAACAGGGAGCTTCTTTACTGAATTACAAGAAAACGAACTAACAGACTTAGACTTTAGTAGTTTAAATCACACTTATACTAAAGCAAATCAAGAGGCAACCTGGAATCTACCCTTAACAACAGACTATGTATATCCTATGGTTAATTATGACATTAATTATGCTGGTTTACAATTTACAGAAAATTGGTTAGTGTCTAGTTTTTTTCCAGCTATAAAAGTTAAGAAATATTTAGATATTATATTTAGTTCAATAGGCTATACCTTTACATCTACATTTTTAAATAGTAGTTATTTTAACACTTTAATAATTCCTTTTTCTAGTAAAGATTTTAAACTAACTGAAACAATAATAAATAATAGGATTTTCAGTGCTAACAATCCTAAATTTTTAAATAGTGGCTCAACAAGTTCTAACACTTTTTCAGGTCAGTATGATAATATAAATATTTTACAAAATGATTTTATAGTAAATCAAACAGAGTCTTATGATGTTGGTGGCGTGCATAATACCACAACAGGTATTTATTTAGTTCCTACTGGTGCTGGTGGTTTTTATAATATAAACGCTATGGTTCAACTACAGGGTGAATTTACCGCTCCAGCTGCTACTCCTAGTTTTGGTTCAACTTATGTTTTAATTGCTGCAATTCATGGTAAAATACAAATGGAAAAATTTAATTCTAGTGGAGCTTCTTTAGGTGTTATAGACGAACAAAGTTTTGGTATTTATGGTGGTACTACTGCTATTAATCCAGGAGCTACACTACAAACCGCTAGTAATCCGACAGTACAATCAAATCAATACTTTGTAGGAACTGTAGTCAGTCCAGCCTATATTAGAATAGATGACAATAACAATAGTTCTGTTTGTAATAAATTTTATCTAAGTGCTAGCAATATTGTTTTAAATGAGGGCGAAAAAGTTAAATTAACAATCAAATATGATTGTCGAAGTATATTTCCTTTAAATAGTTTGTTTAATATTTCTTATAATAGTCCAAATGTTTTTTGGGTTGATAGTGCAAATAATAGTTATGCAGCTGACCCATTTACATTTAAATTAAATGTTTTAAGTAGTTACTTTAATAATGAGGCTGTAAATTCTGGATATGTTGAGGGAAATACTATAGACATGAACTCAGCTATCCCAGCTAAGATTAAACAAAAAGACTTTATTAAGTCTATTATTAATATGTTTAATTTATATATACAACCAAACCCAGACAACGAAAAGGATTTAATTATAGAACCTAGAGACGATTTCTACACGAATGACGTAATTGACTGGAGTAGTAAAATTGACAAAAGTAAAGACATAGATTTTTTACCTATGGGTGCTTTAAACAGTAAAGAGTATTTATATAAATATAAAATAGATAAAGACTACTATAATGACTTGTATAATACTACATGGAATGAGGTTTACGGACAGGCTGATTTTACTATAAATAACGATTTTGTAAAAGCAGAACATAAAACAGAAATTATATTTTCACCAACTCCAAATGTTGGTCAGTCGTGGTATGATAGAGTAATACCTACAATTATTAAATTTGATAACAAAAATGGAGTTCAAAGAACAGAGGCTAATATTAGGATATTACAGTGGGGAGGTTTAAAAAGTACAGAACAGCAATGGCTACACGAGGACTCTAATGGAGTAACTCTTAAAAGTGTTTATCCTTATGCTGGTATGTATGATGACCCCTACACACCTACAGAGGATATAGGTTTTAATTTAACAAATGAGATTTACTATTCTAATGTTTTTAATAATGTTATAACTTTTAATAATAACAACTTATATAATAAATACTATAAAAAGTTTATTGAGGAAATTACAGACAATAACTCTAAAATAGTTAATGGTTATTTCTATTTAACTCCTACAGACATAGCTAATTTAAGTTTCAGAAAACAATATTATTTTGAGGGTCAATACTTTAGATTAAATAAAGTAGAGAACTACAATCCTATTAACCC